GACCAACACCAAACATACTGTAGGGGTTCATCTCATAGGGCACTGCGTAGTAGGGAATGTACGCAGGGGTGAATGGGTTAAGCACACAACGAAGAAGGGCACCGTTACAGATCCAGATGTTGGCACTCACCTGAGGCAAGTCTCCCATCTCGTCTGGAATATCAATGCCATTCTCAATGAGCATCTCTGTCTCTACGTTACCCCAGAACTCCAGAACTTCGTAACGCTCTGTGCGAGACTCCTGTCTGTCGTCTTCCATAGACTGTTCCCAGTCGTCCTTGATGTAGTTGGACCCAAGGCGAATGGCACGGTCAATAGCTTCTTTACGAAAGAAGGGGCGCTTCTTCAGGTGGCGAAGGTCAGTACGAGACATCTTATGACGTTCAATTACGTACTCAGCTTCTTCCATGTTGTTGGCATCTGGGTCAGGGTAGAAGTTCCAGATAGACACTGCCTTCGTCTTAGGCATAGTCTTAATCACTGGCTTGTAGTTACCTTGTTCATCCCAGTCAGGGTACTCTTTGTCTACAGCAAAGGGTCCCTTCATAATGCCAGTACCAAAGAGGGCCATCTCGAAGGCAGCCATACGCAACTCTTTACGTGCGTTAGACTCCTCAAGCTGGTCCATGATTTGCTTTTCCATCTTCTTGGCGCTAACCATGGCGGGGTGCAGGGTCACTGCTGTGGGCGTAGTGCCCGGTCCCATCTTCAGGTTGCCCTCAAGTGGCTCAAGCTTCTTCTTCAGAGCACCGAGTCGGTTCTTAAGATCCTCCATCGTCTCACCCGGCAGGAGCCTCTCAGAGGCCTCCTCAGGGGCGTTACCGATCTGGGCAAGGTTAGGGTCGGTTTCGAAGTGTACCGTCTCCTCTACGCCCTCTGGTAGCCTCGTAGGGTCAATTGTGATGGGGAACTTGTTAGCACCAAACAGAACCTCAGTGATCTGGTTGTATGCTGCAAGAACTTTAGTCTTTGTAACCTTGATGAAGATGCGGGAGCGTTCTGCTTCCGTGAACTGAACATCAGGGCCATAGAGACCTCGGTAGTTACGATAGGCTTGTAGCCATCGAATCTCTTCTGTCTCCCTCGCTGTCTCAGCGTGGTCGAACCTTTCTTGGACGAAGGCTTCTAGCGTACCTGCGTCTTGATCGTAGGAGCTTTCATCGCTGGGGTCAATGTCCTCAACGGCTACAGGCTCGTGTACTGCAAACTCTTCTTCCATTACTCTTCCTTAATATCCAAACAATGGGTCAGCGGGCCTATGCGTAGCTTGGAAGCCTGCATTAAAGTCCATGATGCTGCTGCGAGGGCGGGTCATAATGCCATAACGAAGGGCATCATAGATGTGGTCCTCCGACTTTGTGTCTACATCCTCAGGGTTGTTCTTGTCCAGAGGGAGGGAGGGCAACTGACTGATGAGGTTACGGCAACTCTCTGTGAAGAAGATGCGGGGTTCGCCAGTGAACTCATCCACCTGCAAACGTCTGTGCAATTCGTTCTTCCCTGCCGTACGAGAACCTCTACTTCTGTCTGAAGGTCGCCAACGGCACCCCTTCATAATCATTTTCTCTGCAAGGCTGGGCCCTGTGTCCCCTCTGTTGTGCCAGAGGGAGGAGTCAAGTACCCCGTAACGAATACGTTCCCCTTGTTCCAGTTCGAGCACCATGTCTGCCAAGTCTTCTGCTGTAACCTTCGTTACATACAGCTCCCTATAGACGACGAGCCTGTCTCCGGGGTCCACTGCAAACCACAACACGGCTGAGTAGGAGCCATATCCGTAGTCGCAGGCCCGGAACCGAGGCCAATCACTGGGGATGTCGAAGTCTTCCACAACATGAATGTTGGGATTGAACTCAGAGAAGGCAGCCCCGTCTGATACGGACCAGTCCCCCTCAAGAAGCCTGCGTCTTTCCGCCTCGGGCAACGAGAGAAGGTTGGATTCGTACATCCCGTCCTCAGAAAGGTAGGGATTGTCGAACAAGGTTGCCGGAATAAACCGTCTTTTGAACAGAGGGCCTCCCCCAAGGGAGTGTCCTTCTGGTCTGGTGAGAACTTCCCCTGTCTCTGGGTTGGTTGCCCAGAAAGGAGTGTTATACGGGGCGGGATCAATGAACATCTTCTTCACCCAATGGTGTCCTACACCGCCGGGGTTGGATGTTGCCCGCTGATATAGCTTAAGGCCGCTGTTCTTGGAGGTACGAAGACGAGAACGTAGGTAGTTCCACCCGTGTGGGGTAGACCATTGAGTTAATTCGTCGAACCCGATCCAATTAAACGCCTGACCTTGGTAACGAGTGACGTCATCGTCCCTGTCAAGGTAGGAAAGCCAGAGGGTGGCACCCGAAGGGAACACCCATGTGCTGTCTCGTTCGAGAAACTTGCACCCCGGAATGGCTCGGGGGTACAATTCTTTGGAGACAGACTTAAGTTCGCGTAGTTCTTCCGTAGATTTACGAACAAGGAGCATCTTTGCCGCAGGATTGTTCGCATATCTAACTGGATCTGCAATCATTGCGTAAGATTTACCCCCGCCCGCAGCCCCGCCATACAAAACTTCCTGCTCATCTGCTGCTAGGAAGTCTGTCTGGGGGCCGGGGTTGGGTTGGAAGATGACCTTTTGTGCTTCTTCGACGTCAAACTCTTCTGGTTTAACTGGCATCCGCCTTTGTCTCCTTATTTACCAACTCGAATAGCTCTCGAACGAACTCTTCGTCTCCGCAATCCGTCTTTCCTAGCCGCAGTTGTTCAATACGTCGTGCCTTTTTGTAGGCCTCAAGGAATTGCTTGGCTAGATAACGAGAATTTAGGAGATCCTTCTCTCGTTTTTGGTCTTGAGCCACCCGGTCTTTCAAACCTTGGTGTGAGATCTTACGGCCTGACTCAGCTGTGAGCCAGTTTGCTACGTCTCGAAGGGAGAATCCTTGCTTCAAATGTTGCTTTGCTTGCTCAAGGAGGAGAAGTTCCTTGGCGACGGGTTGCAACAGGTGAGGATCCTCTGGGTCTTGTACGTATCCGAAGGGTTCCCATTGCCCAACCTTGGCTACCGGGTAGAAGATTGCCTCTTCTCCATCATAATCCGGGGCTGGAATCCGTCGTCTACTATTTCTAAGTGTCATCTTCAACTTTTATTCCTCCATTGACTCCTTCGCAGGAAGAATAAACAGCGGGCTTGTTGCAGATACCTCAACTTTTTCCACGGCTTTCATGCCTGCACGGTCGAGCATATCTTTTGCAGCAGCGATCTTGTCCTTATTTCCCAAGGCTGTTGGGTTATTAAGAACCTCCATCATGGAGAAAGCTGCTTTAGGCGCTGTCGTAGAAATAAACTTTCTAGTTTCTTCCTCGATGTAGGGCGCTAGCTTCTCTACAATTTGTCTTGTCGGGGTGTTCTTGCTGTACCCCGCAATCTTCTTTGCCTTAACGGCGTTGCCTTCTGCTTCACCAAACAGGGCATCAAGGAATTTCTCTTCCTTCTCCGTCAGTTTCTTTTTCATCCTTAGTCCTTCCTAGCAAACGCTGGACAGTCTCTGTCTCATAGATACGAAGCAAGGTCCATATGCCAGTCAGGGCTAAGACGATGGTAGGGAGGTAGTCTGTTATAAAACCTCCCACGCTGGTGCCAGCCGCTAACAGATCTATGACTTGTTTATCCTCTTTTATTTTTAGCATATTAACCCACCGGAACAAAGACCTCATTAACTGTTACGTATGCGTGGGCGGATGCATCTGTTCCATTCGCCGTGACTTCGATACGATCCCCTGCATTAAGAACCAGCTTAACCTCGTCTGAGTGAACAGGAGAGGACGTGTGCTGGAAGTAGATGGCTGTCCTGCTACTGTCCGAGCTTCTGAAGAGCTCAACCGTAACAGAGGGGGAAGTACCAGCCACTGTCGTAAACCCCAGTGCTACAGTCTCTGAGCGAGACTGAGGGGGTGCTGTGTATAGAGTAGCCCTTGTATTACCGAACACCCCTGTAGAGGTTCGTGGTCTAGGCACTTTAGCTTCTGCCATCACTTACCTCTTTTAGCTTTCATGGAAGCTCCGCAGTTGGCCTTAACCAATCCACCTTTGTTAAACGAACGAGGGTGTCTTGTAGGGGCTGTACGTCTTCCGGGTGTACGACTAACACGTTGCCTCTCTGGCCCAAGGGTTCCTTCTTCTTTGAGCCTGTCGTAGGCCCTCCGTTGTCTAACGGTTTCCTTGGCAGCGCCCCATGGACGCTTACGTGTCTTGGCTACTTGTGCCTCTGCCCTCTCCCTAAAGTTGGAAGGGCCACCAGCACCACGACTTCTGCCGGGCTGGCGTTCAAGGCTGTCCAAGGCTTCAGTGACTTGTCTAACGAGCTTGGCGTCTTCATCAGTAAACTCAGAAGAGGTGACACGAGGCGGACGCTGGAGGGGCGTAGCCGGCTCTTCCTTTCTGGGCTTCCTTCTCTTTCTAGAGGACTGTTGCGTCTTTCTGGGTGAGGCCTTAGGCTTCTCAGGGGCACTAACTTCTGTCCGTGCCTGCTTCTCTGCTGAGGTAAAGAAGTGCCTAGTCCTATAGCCGTGTCCAGAGTCTCGCCATTCAAAGTCGATTCCTTCTTCGTAACGACCGAACTTAGGCATTATCCTTTCACCTTTCTAACTACTTTTTCAATTCCCCTAAAGCTGAAGTACGCACCTACGATGAGCATGAACACCCACCACAACTGCTCGCTTAGAGGATCTGTTGCTCCGTCCGCCCAGTTACCTTTAACAACCTTATCCCATACAACCACCTTCCAGAGGTAGATGATGAAGGGATAGGAGAAGGCTGGACGAACGGAACGAGTTAAGAAGTTGTCCTGCTCTTTAAGGAGCAAGTCGCGTTGGGCTTCTAAGGCCACAATCCTAACATCAGCCTCAATGCGTTGTTGTTCTGTCTTGGCATCCAGCTTCTTAGCTTGCCACTGTGCTAGCTCGTCAACGATGGCTGTGAGGGGATTAATTAACCTTAGAAGCCACTGCATTATTTACTACCGCGTTTACCCATCATACCTTTACGGCCCATGGGTTTAGCTTTCATTTTGGACATGCCCTTCATTTTATTAGCGGCACCTCCCTTAGCCATACCCATTTTCTTTTTGGCTGGCATTTTCTTTTTAGTCATTCCGCCTTTGGCATAGCCGCCGACGCCCATGGTTTTACCACGCATCATGCCGCCACCGGCCATCTTCTTTTTGGCCATGCCACCCTTCTGCATACCCATCTTCTTTTTCATCGCTGGCATATTAATCTCCGTTGTTACCAGTGAACCAAGTCCTCCAAACCATAATTAGAAAGGGGGACACTACAGTGAGGCCTTGATAGATAAGGACCTCGTGTTCCGGGGAAACGCCCCCGAAAGCAACTGCCAGCGAAGCAACGAGTGTAGCTGCTGCCGTCCAGTTGATCTTTGAATACTTAGGACTGTTTAGCATTGAGGAAGCCTTTCAGCAGCTTTAGGAGGATGCCTACGAAGGACTCCACCGGAGCAGCAGGCTTATAGCCGACCAGAGAGTTCTCGTATTCTTCTGCCAGAGTGGCAATGGTGCGGGACTTGTCCATCCCATTAACGACCCGTCTAGCATTGAGGTAGTCGGTCTTTTCTTCGTTGATGTAGTCGGAGAGTTTCTTACCTGTGAACCAGCCTTCCTTGCAACCAAGGACAAGAACCTTAGCAGCTACATCAGGACACATGGCCTTCTCAGGATCTTCCACCAAGTCTGCACCAACCTTACCAGAAGCATAGACGTAGTTGTGCTTCCAAGTAAGTTGTACATACCCACGCCCATACCAAGGGTAGTAGCGGAGGTTATTCTTTCTCCAGTCTTCTGAAAGCCAATAGGCTTCCTTAACAGGATTCATTGTCTTATTCGTTTCCCAGTAGGCAGTGGCTAGAACATAAGCAGCTTCTTTCTTATTAAGCTGTTGTTCTCGGCATTCCTGAATGAGGAGCTGGGTGTCTCCTAGTTTAAGATTCATCATTAGCTCACCA